GACCGCCTCGACCAGCGACATGGTTCGCGATTGGCATTTGGTGTTTACTGGCTGAGTACTACACCCGTCGCGAGACATTGGAGAGCCTATGCATGTTGCCGTGATTGACATCGGAAAGCCGGGCAAGAACCTTGGCTGGGCAATTGTCGGCTCCAGCCCCGCCTCAGGCACAGACCTTGATGAAGCGATTGATGAGATCTCGGACCGTATTTCGCGGGGCCCGGTAGCTCTCGGTTTCGAAGCCCCATTGTATGTACCGATGCGCAGCGCGGCCGGTGACCTGACGAAGGCGCGATCGGGTGAGTGCGTCGGTGGTGTCAATCGACCCTACTCAGCAAGTGCGGGAAGCACTGTTCTGGTGATTGCTACTGTCGTGGTGCCGTACGTCCTGCGCGCTCTTCGCTCGGCGGCGCCAGTTTCCATTGCCACCATGGACTATCGCAGCTTCTTCTCCGCACCCGCTGGTGTTCTTTTTTTCGAGGCGTTCGTGACAAACCAAAAGAAATCGCACGATGCCCGCCACGTAGAAGATGCTGAGCTTGCCGCAATGCATCTGTTGGCGATGTTGGAAGAGCAGAGGCCTTTGGAGAGCGCCATCTGTGAACCGGAGTGCCTGAATTTGCTTGGCGCAATGATGCTTCGTACAGGCTGGACAAGCGATCTCAGTGTTCTTGATGATCAGTGTCTTGTTGTCCGCCCTCCAGTCGGTACGCTTTGATCTCCGCAAAGGTCCTGCCATCGCCGTCGAGGATCGCGTCGCGACCGGTCTCGGCCTGCCAGCGTTCCAAAGCGACGTCGACATAGGCGGGGCTGATCTCCATTGCGAAGACGCGGCGACCGTTGGCCTCGCCTGCCATGATCTGAGAGCCGGAGCCCGAGAACGGCTCGTAGCAGAGCAGGCCTCGCGCGACGTGCTGGCGCATCGGGATGCCGAAGGCGTCGAGCGGTTTCGGTGTCGGATGGTCGGGGCGCTCGTCCTTGGCGAAGGACGGCATCTCCCAGGTTGAGGGCAGCGTCTGCTCGGCGACCTTCGGCGGACGGTTCGGACGCCTCCAGCCCATGAAGCAGGGCTCGTGCTTCCAAAGGTAGTGGGACCGGGTCAGCACCCCGCGGTCCTTCACCCAGATAATCTGCTGATGGACGAAGGCGCCGACCTTTTCCCAGCAGGCCTCCAGCATCGCCTGGCGGCGCGAGGCGTGCCAGCAGTACCAGGCCGCATCCTCGGCAATGGCCTCGGCTACTGCCGCAGCGATGAACCCGTCGTAGAGCTCCGCACCCTGCGAACTGTCGTCCCAGGTCGTGCCGTAGGACGCCGACCAATCCTTGTTGCGGGTCGGATGGTTCGAGCCGTCGTAGTCGACGAGATACGGCGGGTCGGTCGCGAACAGGATCGCCCGCTCGCCATTCATCAGCCGGCGCACATCGGCCGCGCTGGTGCTGTCGCCGCAGAGCAGCCGGTGGTCGCCGAGGATCCACAGATCGCCGGTGCGCGAGGCCGGATTTCGAGGGGGTTCGGGGATGGTCACCGGCGGCACGGAGCCCCCGGCGCCACCTTCTTCACCGTCGTCTTCCGCGACGTAGGCCAGCAGCTTGTCCAACTCGCCGTCGGTAAAGCCGACCAGCGACAGATCGAAATCCTCAGCCAGCAGGTCGTTCAGTTCGGCAGACAGCAGCGCCTCGTCCCAGGTGCCGAGTTCGGTCAGCTTGTTGTCCGCGATCCGGTAGGCCCGCCGCTGCGCCTCGGTCAGATGCCCGAGCACGATCACCGGCGCTTCGGTCAGTCCAAGCTGCGTGGCCGCCAGCACCCGGCCATGGCCCGCAATCAGCTCCCCGTCCTCGGCGACGAGGCAGGGCACTGTCCAGCCGAACTCGGCCATGCTGGCGGCGATCTTCGCGACCTGGTCCGCGCCATGCGCCTTTGCATTCTTCGCGTAGGGCTGGAGGCGCGACAGCGGCCACGTCTCGATCGCGTCCGGGGCGAAGCTCAGCGTCATGGTCGGGTGGTTTCCGATGTTCAGGTGGATGCCGGTGGCTTCCGGACTCCGGATGCCGGGCTGGACTCCACACGGGGTCCAGCGGCTACCAGCGGTGTCCGCTCGGAAGGCCAGCGTTCATTGGTGTTTGCGCGGGAGCCGCGTGGGTCCGGCTTCCGGGTGGCTTCCCAAAAATCAGGCCCTGTCGCTGGCGATGTCCCGCGCTTCGCCCGCCAGCATAGGATTTGCGCCAGGAAGGACCCGGAAATCGAACTGGAAGCGGCCGCGCGCGCCTCGCCTGAGGTTAGCCAGAAACCTAGCCTGATCCGCCGTTTTTGTCCGTTCGAAAAGTGTTCGCCGAACACTTTCATCGGCGCTGCTCAGGGCTGCGCCGATCCGGCCAGTTCGATCACCTTGCGCTTCGACAGGTTGCGGTTCAGCCGCCGCCCGTTAAGCCTGAAGGCAATGACGCAGAGCGCGTAAAGCCAGTGTTCGTGGGCGGCGGTACGGTGCAACCCGACGGTCCAGCAGATGGTCTTCCAGCGCTCACCATGGGCACGCAGCCAGACGATCTTGCCGTCGGTTGGATCGAGCCCGACCGTCCAGCCGAGTGTTTCCTCCATTCGGCTGATGGCGGCGGGCGACGGGACGAGACGCATCGGCTGCGGCTCCTGGCCGACGAGGTCGGCGAACTCGTAGAAATAGTCCGGCCAGGTGTTGAAGTAGCCTTGCCGGCGCCGCTCCGGCAGGCGCTTCAACACCGAGGCGGCTTCTGAGAGCCGGGCTTCGACGAGGCTGGGTGTCCACTGGGTCATTTGCGCACCTCGTTCTGCGTGGGGCGTGCGCCGTAAAGCCGCTCGCCGAGTTGCCGGACCAGTTCGCGCTCGGGCCAGCTGAGCCGATGATCGTCGATCGATACCGCCAGCAATCCCTGATCACGCCAGCCGTCACGCTTGACCTCGTCGGCGCCGCGACGGTGCCCGCCATAGCCGCGAGGGGTGAACTTCATGGTCTTCATGGCTGCACCTCGGGCAGCAGGGTCGCATAGCCGATGACGTCGACGAGGCTGTCGCTGTGGCCAGGATCGTGCGCCAGGCGGACCAGCTTGAGGTCGATCATGCACAGCACCACCTCGGCGGGTGTGATGGTGCGGCCAAGGGTGAGTGACCAGCGCGCGGCGACAGCAGCGAAAGATGCGGTGGCCGGTCCGTAGGTCTCGGCGCGGGCGTCCAGCACCTGCGCCGCCCGATCGAGGATGGTTGAGCGGTTCATGCCAGGCCTCCCTTGGTTTCGATCGCCCAGAGCAGAATGGCGATGGCATCAGCCTCGTTGTCATCGGCGGGTGAAAAGCCTCGGGCGCGAATGGCGGCGATCATCGCGGCCTTGTCGGCATTGCCCCTGGTGGTGGCATGGCGTTTGATGGTGCCGACCGGCACGCCCTCGTAGGGCACGCCGTGCAGCTCGGCCCATGCGGTGAGCGTGGCCATCAGCCCGCCATAGACATGGGCGGCGTCCGTGCCGGCGTGACGACGGACCTCCTCGAACCAGATGGCGACAATCGGCCCGGACAGCCGATCAATCTCGGTCAGCCAGTTGGAAAAGCGCAGATAGCGCATGCCGCCGCCGTCATAGCGGCCGGGCCGGAAGCTGACGGTGCCGCTGGTGATCAGACCGTCGGTGTCGCGCAAGGCCCAACCGGTGGTGGTGCCGAGGTCGAGGGCGAGGATGGAACGATGGTGCGCCATCGTGACCTGCAGCGCGGGGATTGCACTGCGGTCTGCGATGCGCAGAGTCGGTTCAGCCATGGGTGGTCTCCTTCTCGGGTTGACTGCTCTGGTGGAAGACGACGGCGGTCTGGTGCCTGGCAGTACGGGATCGCCGTCGTCGGATCGGGGATGCGGGTGGGCGCTGGCCTTGCGCGCGAAACCCCTGGGGGGTGGGAGTGGGAGAACCCGCCTGCGGCGTTCTCCCCCACCCCCGTAGGGGGTGGTTTCGCCCCCCTGTACTTGTGGTCGGTATCAACCAGTTGATGTTACGGATGATTTTCCAGTTTCGGGAGTTTCGGCCGATGCATTCCGCCGAATCTGATTGCGGCGAAACCGATCTGGCTCGCGCGCAATCCTGAAGGGGTAGTTTCGGCAGCGAACCCAATCTGGTCAAAACTGGGCCGGTCGTAGGTCCGCGCAGGAATGACAGGGCAGTTTCGGAATTGCGCGCCATCTGGTTCAAACTGGTCAGCGCGCAATTCTGCTGGAGGCGGTCTGTCCGGGCAATCATGGCTGCTCGCCCTCCGGATAGATCCAGACGAGCGGGTTCTCGACCTCGAGCAGCGCGCCGGTCTGCGGTGATTTGTAATGGGTCGGCAGCACCGCAATGGTGCCGCTCGACACCTCGCCGGTAATGAGATCGATGTCCTCCCCATCGACGGGGAAGATCATTCCCTCGACGCACAGGAAACCGAAGCGTGACCGCGAGGGCTTCAGCCCATAAGGTGCGCCGTCGCGTACGAACTTGATGAAGCCCTTGGTTGCCTGAACGCTGATCCGCTCGCGGATCCCGTCCTTGCCTCCGAGCCCGGCCTCATTCTCGAATGCTTCGGCAAACTGATTGATGGTGTAGAGCCGCCCCTTGGCCGCTTCCTCGAGCAGGATGTCGATGATGACGTCCTGCTTGCGCACACGCTCCGCGTCGTATCTGGCGCCGACCTCGGCGCGGACCAGCCGCTCGTTCATCGGGTTGAGCTCGACCCATCGGCCGTTGACCTTGTCGACGAGTTTTGCCGGCAGTGCCGGGCCATTGCGCAGCTCGATTTCCAGTCGCCGCTGGGACGAATCCTCGTCCGGCCGGTGCAGGATAAGGCCGGTGGTGTAGAAGCCGCGTAGCGCGCTGGCGCCGGAGAGCGCGAGGAAGGGGTCGTCCTTCACCTGGCTCTTCGACAGCTTCTTCGTGTGGTGGACGAGGATGACGCCGCAGTCGGGATCGATGTGGTCGCGCAGGGTCTCGACCCGGTCCTTCAGGAAGAACATCATGGCGGCATTGTCGTTCTCGCCGCCGCCATCCGGGCCGCCGTCGAAGAGATTGCGGATCGGGTCGATGCAGATGATGTCGACGGGCTCGGCCGGAAAAGCACGTCGGATCGCTGCGGCGACACGCACGCTGCCCTCGGCATCGAGCAGCATCTGCAGTTTCGGCGTGGCGACGAGATTGTCGCGCGCGGCGCCAAGTAGATCGCGC